CACCATTGGGTGCAACGGTGCAGTTATAAGTAGCAAAAGTTCTTGTATAATCTGCAACTGCTACAATTGCTCCAGCAACACCTGCTGGTAAGTTAACTGTAAATGCTCCACCGCTAGTATTACAAAAATATCCTTCACCAGTTGCAGCTGTAAAAAGAGCTGTTTTAATTGAAGCTGTGTCCCAATTAACCGAACCTGATCTTCCAAATCCTGATTGACTTGCGCCCGATGCTAAAGTGACTGTATCTCCTGAAGCCCCTAATGTAACTGTTGTTCCACATTGATTAACAATATTTCCACCATCTGAAGCTTGAAGTGCATTTGATTTAACAATATTGCTAGAAGAAATAACCTGTGCTCCAGTTACATTTCCGGTTGCCGTTAATGCAGTCCCTGGAACATTTACTGTTTTCCCAGCAGAACCAATTGTAATTGTACTCCCACATTGTGCATCAACTGTATTTACTTCTATCTTACTCATTATACGATTACCAACGTTCCTGTTATTGTGATTGTTGCTGGAACCGAAACAGGTCCTGCTAAAACGCCATTCTCAATAGTTTGAGTAACGGCCATATTAATTGATTGATTATTTATAAAATCGCTGGGGCTTGTGCCCCCTCCGATATACTGGATTCCATTTACTACTGCCGTCATAATTCCTCCTAAGAACTAATTGTATCAATATATGAAAGAACAGTATCAAAAGATGATGCTGTATCACTTTTCACATTTAAAGTATCACCACTAGCCATTACAATTTTTGCTCCACCCTGAATCAGCTCAATTGCTGAATTTGGGGGAATACTTACATTTTTTGCGATGTAATAATTAGTTGCTGAATTAGTAATATAAACATCTACTAAAATAGTGGTTGCTACAATATTACAACATCTAATACCTATTAGTGCATCATAATCTCCTGCTACTAAAACTGGAACTACTACAGTTCCTGTTGCGCTTTTTAATACATTTCTAAAATCTTGTGCCATATTTTTTCCTTTTCTATAATGCTACCGCCATTGCTAATGCAAATCCTGCGCTCGCTGCTCCTATTGGTACAGGAGGTGTTGAAGCATCTAAATAAATAGCTTTACTTGCTGGCAGTGTACAAAATACATCTTTAGTTCCAGCACCAAGAGTAATTGCAGAAGTATTGCCGTCGGAATTATCGAGGACCGTTGTTCGAGCTAAATTAGCACTCGTTGCATCTAAAGTTCCTACACCAACTTCCCATTCAGCGGTTCCCTGATTATGAATCGCATAGTAAGTTGTATTATTATTTCCAATTCCTGTTGCAAAAGTTATAAACCCTTCTCCAGCTACTATACCGCCAAGCGCTATCGCGCCAGTACCGGTTGTAGTACTAGTTTCTTTTACTCTATCATTTATAACCAAAGCCATTTTTTATCTCCTATAATTACGATGTTATACTTAATAACGCATCTGCACCAGAAGGTGATCCAGAAGTCGGTGCAGGGAATGTTACTGTGAACGTTCCATTAGAACAAGATTTTGTTCCACCGAAATCTAGGACAACAACCAATTTATTTGCTGGTGTTGTTGATGTATTATAAAGAGTTCCATACGCTGCACTAAACGTTGCTGGTGTTGGACTTCCCCAAACACTATCCGTAAAATCAACTGTTGCAATATCTGCAACATTTGAAACCGCATTACCTGCTAATGTATTACCACCTGCTGAATATTCTGTTCCTGATGATTCACTGGTAACAACATAAACTGTACTAGTAGTTTGATTGTAAGGGTTTGCAGTATAAAGTGCTAATTTAAATGTATCCGATGCAAAGTCGTGATTGCCGCTCAACAACTCTACAGGGAATGCATAAGGTACTTCATTTGCCATTTTTTATCTCCTATTTGTTTCCATAACTTGATGGGGGTTTAACATTAAGTTGAGCACGAACTTCACCATCTTGATATTCGTCTCTGCGTCTTTGACCAAGTTGCTCGATCGAATACGATTCTAAAGCTTCGTTAAAAGCTTGAGTGTAGTATTGTAACATATCTTGAGGACCTTTCAAGTACCCATATGCATTAACTAGAGATGCATATAAAATAAGATCCGCATATTTATTTGACAAATATGTCCCCGCTGTATCTGTTATAATACTTGTTGGTTCTTTATCATAACAAAGCGTAATTGCATAAGTTTTATCAGGAGTAGGGGCTACTGCCCAATAAGTTTCATCCCAATTTGCATAGTATTTTGGAATATCCACAGCTGCAGTACCGGGTGTTGAGTAATATTCAGCCATAAAAGAAGTGTCTCTTTGCTCTAAAAAATATTGATTTCCTGCTGCGTCTTCTAATTGAGCATATCGGATCGCTCTCAGATCGCCAGGAATAGTTACATATCTATTCCCACTAACTAAACTTGATGTAGCATAATACACATTTTGATCTGTATCAATTGTTCTTAAAATTTTATTTTCTGCATTTTGAATAATTCTAGATAATACAGAATCTGAAAGTACATTACTTCCAACTTCTGTATAGTTTCTAATATCGTCTCTTAAATTTGTTAAACTGTATGCCATTATGCGTTAACCACCTTTAATGTTACAGGACCAGCTGAAGCATTTGAACCGCCTCCTGATACTCCTCCACTTGTAGCAGTGCTAGTACTAGTTATATAAAAATAATTTATTGGATTTGTTAAAACATCAGATGTAGTTGCTCCTGTAACATTTCCTGCTGAATCAATTTGACCTAAAGCGATTGTAAAACCATTTGCATTATTTAAATCACTTACATTATCAAATGTAGGTATGTTTGCAAAAGCTTGTAAATTAGTAGCATCCGCTCCACCACTTCCACTTCCGATTACTTGAGCTACTCCTCTTAATCTAACAATATCTCCCGCTGATCTTTGATGATCAACTGAATAAACATTTACATAAGTAGTTCCAAGATATTTAACAGTGGTAAATGGATTGGGATTTAATAAAATTAAACTTACTGCTGAAGCTGGTTGTGGTCTTGGATTCCATAAAGCCTGTGGGTCCGAGCCTACGGGTTTTGGTTCTAGTTGTGGTTGCTTAGGTTCATACTCTGAAGTGTGAACTAAAAATCCATTCCATTCTCTAACCATTTCTGTGTAAGGAAATCTTAATCCTGATCTATCAGAAATAGCCCAAGATCTTTTACCTGATGCATATCCAGCCATTATACTCCATCTCCATAAAATGTTTGTGGTGAAATGAAAGTAGATGTACCTTGGTTATCGGCATCGAGTGCTCTTAGTAATTCACTTTCATATCTTCTTTCCAATTCTTGACTCATAGCTGGTGAAAATTTCATACTTAAATAATAAGCTAGACCAGACATCATACAAGGATAGAATCTGTTAACAACATCAGAGGTATAATTATAAGCTCCAACGTCTTCAATTTTTGCTAAATAATAAAAACAAAATTGATAACTACTTGGTGTACTTGTACTGGATACACTTGAACTTGGTGTTGTGTATAAAAAAATACTTGGATTTAATTTTCTCTGTACATAATATTGTGAGGGAGTTCCTTTTGCTAATTTATTTGGTGTTGCGCTATATGCCGATCTACTGATTTGAGTTAAAGCAATATCGGAAGGAGTTGCTGGAGTTGAATTATTTCTGTAAAAAGCTTCTAGCATTGTACTCATATCAAGTGGAAAATTTTCTGAATCAGAAGCATAACTATATTCTGCTTGTCCTTCCACTAAAGGTATCTTAGCTAATTTTACTTTCCATAAATGAACACCTCTATTACCCCATTCTTGAAACATTATGTTTAAAGAACGTCTTGCTGATCTTAACATATAACCAGTTTGAGTTCCTCTAACCCCTGTTCTTTCAAATGCTTCTTGAATAATATCGTCGATTTGTGGATTGAATTCTGTAGTCTGCGAAGTAGGTGCAATAGTTTGTGCACTATTACCCATTCCAGAAGTTCCTACGGCACCACCATCATAATAAAATAAAAGAGGAGCGCCTACAGTTCTAACCGGAGCGACAACAATTGTAGTTTTAGCTCCTGCAGTTCCAGGTGTTCCTGTTTCGGTAACGCCGGTAGTATATTTTAGTCCGCCTGTTGTAAAAGTTCCGTTTGTAGTAGTTGAAAAAGCTACTAAATAACCTGTACACGTAGAATCAGCTTGATCAAAAATATACGTATTCCCTTCTTGTAAATACAAGACAGGACTCACGTCACCATTAATTAAAAATTTAGGGTTACTAGCGCTAAAGGCATTAGTGCCACTCGCGACAGTGACCGTGTAAGTAATCGTCGCCATTTATGTCCTTATGTGTATATAATAGTTACACCAGGAGTATTTGTTAAATCAACATACACTCCTTCTTCAAATAAAATTCCTGAACCCGGTACATAAACAGATAATCCATCTACATCAAATAAAAATGTAGCCAGTGTTGTTCCACCTGAACCACCAGTTTTTAAAATAACACTACCACTTGTTACGCCTTGTGCTTGAATATAAGTTACTCTAGCTCTTTGTGTAGTAGGTACTACTTGTGCATCAACTGCTGTATGGGCTACCTGTTGGTCGCTTGAAAAAGATCCACCGCCTGCCATAATTTTTCTCCTTTTAATCTAGTGCTCCCGAAGGAGCACTATTAATTATTTATTAACTTAAGTTATTATTTTGTTGGTACAAAACAGTAGCTCTAATTTCGCCATCTGTAGTAGCACCAGTACTCGTCCACGTCAGTTTTAGGTCTGCAGTTCCTACGTCAGCCCAAGCTAATGCTCCACCAGCTTCTGTTGTTGGATATGCTCTTCCAGCTCCTGAAGCGATTGTCACTGAATAGTCATTGATCAAAGTTTTGTTTCCACCAACTGTGTCTCCAATACTGAAAACTGCAGTAGCACCAGCCACTACAGTAACTTTATCAAGTACTATATCAATGATTTGTGAGTTAGCTGGAATAACGACAGTAGTTGTATTTGCAGTAGAAGCTCCACTATCAAGAGTGTCACTTGTTGTAAACGTCTGTGCCATTACAACTTGACCTGTATTTTTAATATCAGATCCAAGTGTTGTTCCAGTTGTGTTGCTAATCGTGCCAGCTTTTATCGGGCCCGAAAATGTAGTTGTTGCCATAATATTCCTCCTAGAATATTTAAATGTAGTCCCTAGGGGTGTCGACTATACGCGTCTACATTTAAGTTTTATTAAAAATGTATAGTACTTGTTTTATACAATAGATTTAATTAGAGCGCAAGAGGGCTTTGTTTATGTTGTGATTTTTAAGATGTAGCTTTTAAGTAGCTACTGAAACTTGTGGTGCAGACATTTCAATGTTGTTTTGTCTATCTGCTATTTTAGTCTCTTCGAGTTTTATCTCCGTGATAACGTCTTTAATAGCGCCATCAATTTGGACCATATTGAGAGTATATTTACCTTGTTGCTCATACTCCAACTGCCACTTCAACTCCAAGGACCTTTTCTGTTTGTACAGGCCTTCGGTCATTATTAACCTCCTCATAGGTTATTCTACGGGTGTCTCGAAACATTCCCGCTGATTCCCATTTTACACTTTTTTCTCCCACTTTGTCAAGCACTGCTTTCTCAATAGATTCAGCATTATCTTCCGCTAAAACATTAAATTTAGTGTGATAATCATAAGCCCAGATATTTACAGTGAAATTTCTCATCACATACCTTTATTTTGTAATTGTGGCGGAACGATGTTCCGCCACAAAATAATTATTGATTACGTCGCATTTGATGCAAAGGCACCTCTAGGATC